CGCTTCACAAGCACTAATTGTGGCTTGGCCGACTTGTCCGTCCGCACCAACACCGAGTACCTGCTGAAGGGTTTTCGCCGCACGGCTTACCCCACTATTAACAGCCATATCAAAAGTGGCATAGTCAACGCCAAAAGGAAGTGAGTCACCGCTAATCCTATTCCAATACTGTTTTTTGTATAGTGGAGCCACGTCTTGCGGCCCCAACGCCCTCATAGCCGACTCATCCACTGGATGGCCAACATATTCCTCCCAAACCTTTTTGGTAACTCCCAAATTAGTCATTCCGCCGGGGTCTTTTGGGTGATTAACAAAACCACCTTCATGCTTAAGCACCAAGGCAAGGCACTGCTCAAAATTGTCTTTCACCGCTCACTCCAAAGGCTTTGAGTTGTAAATCATAGTGTCTTTCTTTTGAGAACCAGAAGATGAACCAAAGTAAAACGCTATAATTCCGCCCCACGCCGTCTGTAAAGCACCCAATAAAAGAAGGATTGCCTCATTTCCAGACGTTGGAAGACCATAAATCAGCATATAGATCATAATCGAAAAGAAGCCGACCGTAACTCCAATAGCCAAAGCGCGAGGAATCCAGTCCTTGGTTTCCTTTTGCATGTCACGGGCAGATGCACGATCACCCGCCGCAATTCGTTCTAAATCAATGTCCAAAGATTTCATTTGGACCTTAAAATCAGCATCAATCTTTTTAAGAGTAGCTAACTGTTCGCCTGTTGGATTAGCTAATGCGACCTGAATATCTTCTTCTGTGCCGTTTTCATGCCCAAACAATGCACCAGATAGGGCTTTTACAGCCATACCAGCAACTGGTCCGCCAAGGGCAGTCGCGATGGTTGGAGCAACTGAACAAATTAATGGTCCAAAATCTTTAAGAATGTCCATGTTACCTCACCGTTACCATGAGAATTACGCCGATTACACCTATACCTATTACCAGAAAACCAACAATTCCGCTAACCATAAGAAGATCTTTACGGTTTTCTTCCTGCTCTTTTAAAGCAGCGGCAGCTTGACGGGCAGCTTCCTTGCGCATCTCTATAATTTCCCGCTGAATAGCATCCCACGCTGGCCGTCCATATTGTCCTATGAACAGGTTCTTTACTTGAAATTGCATGTCTTGCGCCTTAGCCTTAATGGCGTAGCGTTTTACCGCATCAGCCTCGTATTCAGCTTGGCTTTGGAATAGTTTCTTGCGTTGTGGCGTAGATGTAATAGTAACAATTTGGGCAACCTTACTGAAAAGATTGCCCACTTTTTCGGCTGTTTCCATTACGTCTTGCCCAGCCTCAACGGCTGACTTGATAGACGAGTATAGACCTGTTGCGGCGGCTATGAGCGTAAACGGGTCCATATTTATTCCATATTATTCGGCGTCAATAACTTCTGGCGTAGGCTCTGAAGCAACAGTAGCAGCCGCAATTTGTGGCTTGGCTTGACTATGTAAAATATTAACAAGGTCAGCAACTTCAGCATAGACACCAGAACCAAGATGCTTAAGCACAGTGTTAACGTGAGCAACGGTAAGTTTAAGGTTAAGTTCAAGATTATCCATTTAATCCTCTTAGAATGGCGGATTTTGTGTTTGCGCCGTTGTTTGACTTAATAAGTTAATTTGTGAAGCAATTTGTGCCTCAACGCCGGGCATACTAATACAACCCGCAACCCATTGATAGGCCATTTGTTGCGTAATATTGGCATACGGAACAAATTCTGCTGGATTTGGCGACCCTAAATAAGCCGTCCCAGACGCGGATGACGTATATGTCCCATTCGTACCAGTACATACCCAATTTATAGCCGTAACCACATTGGTCAGGCCATCATAATATGGACTTACGATAAATTGAGGAAATTCCCACGTATAGTTCATACCGTGTATGTCCCCGTGCCTGACGTAAATGTTATTAATTTATTTGATCCAACAGTAGATACTGACGCGGTTCCTGTATAAAGGCCGGAATATTGGGCAGCCGGAACGGCAATAATTACAACGCCAGACCCACCATTGCCGCCATAATATTGGAATGACCCACCGTTGCCACCATACGCACCAGCACCGCCACCACCACCGCCTGTGTTTGTTGTACCAGCATTACCGTTCCCAGAATTTCCGTTTTGGCCGTTTCCGCCACCGCCAGAACCTCCAGTGCCACCCGAACCCCCAGAGTTACCGCCGCCCCCGCCGCCGCCCCCGCCGTATGTTGTGCTATTAATCGACCATGTATAACCAGCGCCACCAGTACCACCAGTCCCACCCGAATGTGTTCCGCCAGTCCCCCCAGCACCACCACCAGCGCCACCGCCATTATTGTCTGAATCGCCCGATCCACCAGCATTACCATAGAATGTGGTGTAAGTTCCGCTTCCCGTTGTGGCAGAACCCGGAGATGGACCCGACCATGAACCACCACCGCCAGAACCGCCATTTTGTCCGGCTTGCGAATATAAATTGGTTGAAAACCCGCCTCCACCACCACCATTGGCCGTTTCAGTATATGAACTGAAAGCAATAATACTATTACCGCCATTGTTGGCCGAAGATGGTGCAGTAGTTGCCGTTCCGCCCGCTCCTACAGTTATATTTAAAACTGTCCCCGGTACTAAAATTTTACTACCAACACCAACTGCACCTGCGCCACCACCTGCTGGACCCGGACGTTGATCGTATGATCCACCGCCAGCGCCGCCACCCGCCACAATAAGCCAGTTAAGCGTAGTCGGGCCACGGCTACCCAGTCCGTATGCATATGCAGATGCTGAAGCGCGGGTGATAATCGTAGGCATTATGCAAACTTTGTAAGGTTAGCAATCACGGTGTAGGTGGCACTTGCCGTTTTGATAATGGTATACGTGTAAGCATCAATTCCACTGGCGTTCCCTGCTGTCGGAGCAACACCATTTGCCCACTTTGGCGTGACTGTGCTGCTGTCAATTTGGAACGTGTTGTTATAATAGGGCGTTGAACCATTAGTATTTAGGAAAACTATTGTAATGGTTTGACCCGTTGCAAGCAGCGTATTGAGTGAGTAACTGCTATTGCCGCGTACATTTAACGTAAAATTAGCGGAAGCGTTTGTCGTATAATACAATACGGATTGCGTGGTTACGTCAAAGTTAATTGTTCCCGTAGCCGCAGTAGCACTAACAGTAGTTGTTTCGGCTATATTAGGCAAAACCGTTGAAAGGGCAGAAGTGGACCCATTAAGGGATGCCTTACCGTTTACGGTCAAACTGGTTAAAGTTGCGCCGGACGTTAAAAGGCCAGAATCAGCCACGCCAACATTGGTTCCATCTGAGTAAACGATACTGTTGTAACCTTGCGGGGCAATGATTGTGGTACCAGCCGCCACGTTACTGCCGTTATTGGAACCTAATGTAACTGTATAAGCGCCAGACGTATTGTTGGATACGATCCACATACCCGCAACGCCTTGCGGCAAAAGCACGTTTTGGTTAGCCGCCAATGAACCCGTAAGGTTAAACCGCATAGCCTGTGACGTAGAACCCGCTGCTGTAGCACTTGGTGCAGTAATGTTGGTGTAAGTTGTTGACCCGCCAGTGCTTACAGATACGCCAGTTGTATTTCCAAACATCTGGTCAAGGATGGTGGAGTTATAGTTAAGCGGCTGGTCCCACGTTGGGGATGTGCTGTTATACGCTGGTTCGTTTAGGGCAAGATTGGTTGTCGTACTCATGGTTTATCCACCTTCTGCTCTAAACGATCAAATATCTTGGTCAGCATAGATTCTATCCGATTCAAATGGGAAGTTAAATCATCTTTACTGACATACCTCGTTGGCAAATCAACCCGCAAGTCATTTAACATTTGGCGGTCCTTCTTGGTGTCCGCTATGATTTGGGAATAAAAATACCCCACACAAGCAAACCCAGCCGTAATAAAAAGGTTAACGATCTGTTGCCAATCAAGTGTCATAATTATCGCGCCCTGCTGGAATTGAATGGGTTTTCTGCAAAAACTGCGTACACATATGTGCCAGCGTTGACGTTTCCGTCATTTCCTGTTCCACGCAATTTGAACCCATTGCTAAGAATATCAAGAGGACTATTGGCGGATGTAAAAGTTATTTCTGCGCCTGTATTATCAGGTTGAAGAGAAAGATTGTCCAAATTGTATGTCAACCTACTTGTATCAATTATATTCCAAGACCCTGTTGCGTCTGTGCGTTTATACAACACAAATCTTGGCCTAAATCCTGTATAGATAAACGGCCCATCCGAACTACCATTACCCGTGTACGATCCAAATGCACTGTAGCCAGCTACAGCGGCAAAGCAGTAAGTAACCATAGTTGTTCCGTTAGGAGCGGCTGCTGCGCCAACACTAAAAACAGATGACGTAGGCGCTGTATTATTCCACGACGCGGGTGAACTTACAGAGGCAGCGGTGGTATTAAGATAAATGACGTTTCCCGCTCCAATGCTTATATGATACACGGGCCAATCAGATGTTGTGCTTCTAAATTTATTAATAAGCATTGAAGGCGCAACACCAAGCCCATGACCAATAGTCGCATTTGCACCCGTACCCGTCCAAGTCACCACAGAAAACCCTGCGGTCGTGTTAGCCGACACGGTGGACGTGATGCTGCCATTGGTGTTGGATACGCCGCTAGAGTTACCAGCCAACCATTGCCATCCGACATAAGTGGCCGCACTGGTGTTAATTTTGGCTAACGCACCAATGGTAAAGCCAGTTGAACCAAATGCAGTCAAACCAGTTGCCTGAGTGGTTTCAGCAGCAGTTGTGTTACTTACCAAGTCTTTTGTAGTGCCGCGTACCACATCATACAGAGCATGGTCCGTTGCCGCCGACCGTGATTTGAGCCACACAAAGTCAGGCTGAAACGTTGTGCCAATCGTATTGTTAGCACTATTTGCAATGGTTAATGATGCACCCGTACCCGTATAGGTAGTAGCCGCCATATACTGCGCCCCGTTTGCAATAGTAGGCGTAGGCAGGTTGTAGGTGTTCAGTGCATTGAAGCCCGTTGGTGGGGTGTAGACAAACGGTTGTTGGCCGAAATTTATTGCTCCCCCGTTCGTGCCTAGTGAATTATCTTGAGACACCATTGGGAAATAAGGCGTTGCAGTTAATCCGCTATACGCAGGATTAGTCCCCGAAGTAGGAACGCCAGATGCTTGATAAATTCCATTTTTGGCAAACCAAATTTTTCCGTTACTAGCATCAAACGCAACACTAATTACATCGTTAGTTGTAAACGAATTTCCATAAGAAGCATTAACATTATTATTCCATTTTGACCCATCGTAAGAATAATAACCATAAAAACCAGCGTTAAGATACGCGCCGCCAGTGAGCGGAACAGAACTAGTCCCAATACCAATCATGGTAAGACCTGTGGCGGTCATAGTATATTCCCAATACCATATACCGCTTGTTATACCAAATGTTGCTCGGATGTTTTGCCAAGTTGTTGCAACGGAACTTTGCAAGTTTCCGTTTGTTAAAGTTAAGCTACTGCTTTTATCAATAGGACTTAAAACCGCATAATTTGTTACCGACGCAGACGACACCGTAGGGCTGTCCGTCATGCTGTCATAAGTAGTTCCAACTTGAAGGGCGCCAGAATAAGACAGAATTACAATGCCAGACCCACCAGCAGAACCTGTCGCGCTAGGGCTTGCACCGCCACCGCCGCCACCTGTATTTGCTGTACCAGCAACTCCCGCGCCACCGCCGCCGCCTAAACCACCAGAGCCAGCAGTTGCGCCAGCAGCAGCCCCGCCGCCACCTCCAGCGTAATACACAGCAGACCCAGTTATAGAAGATTGAAGACCAATGCCGCCACTACCTGCTGCTGAACTGGTCCCAGTCCCACCAACCGCACCAGCACCACCACCACCGCCAGCGGGAGCATTGCTAGTTGAACCAGCACCACCTGCGTTACCCTGACCGGAAGTTCCAGAACCAGCGCTAAGATTGGCACCACCGCCACCACCCGCTGCACCGCCGCCGCCAGAACCGCCTGTTTGTCCGGGTGCGCTATTCCAAACACCGCCAGCACCGCCGCCAATAGCTGTAATTGTTGTTAAACCAGTCCCAGAAATACTTGAATTTGAGCCGTTGCTAGATGCCGCGCCACCTGCCCCAACTGTGATTGTATAAGTTGTTCCGGGTGTGACTGTAGCAGTTCCAGTTAAAAACCCGCCAGCGCCGCCACCACCACCTGTTCCAGTTGCACTTGCGCTACCGCCACCACCGCCTCCGCCAACGACAAGATAAGTGACAGATGTGACACCCGCAGGGGCCGTCCATCCATTTGCTCCAGAAGCCGTAAATGAACGATAACTGTTACTTGTTACGTTAATGTTGTTCGCCGTCCAGTTATTGCTATTGCCAGACGTGTCATAACCAAGCGTAGTCGTGGATGTGGTATTGCCGAAGTTCAGGTAAAACCCGTTCGTGCCAAACGATCCGCTGTACTTGATAGGTTGCCATACGCCATTGGCGTCGTATGTGCCGAAGCTGGATGGGGTTAGGGCTTGGCCGTCAATAAAGTTTACTTCGGCAAGATAGCCGTCAAAATAATTACCAGCACCATATTGCGATATATAATGAGCGGAAGTTGAATTTACCGTTGCTACAGTATTTTGCGTTGGGTATGTTGCTGTGGAAAATGCTGTAACTTGAACGCCATTGACATACAAAGACATGCGATTTGAAGCTGTAGCATTTGTAGAATTGTAAACGGCAACAATATGATACCATGCGGATGGATCACGGAATACCTGAGTTGTATTTAAATATGCAGTAATAGAACTGCTTGTTTGATTGTAATGTTGGAGCGTATCATTGCTTTGAATTTGCAAAGTATAATAAGTTGTAGCAGAAGTGTATGCGCTAAAAATTGCGCCGTTAATTCCTAATGACCCCCGCTTAACCCAACCTGACCATGTCCATGTTGTTTGCGATCCCGCAACGCTTGGCGTCCTATTCAAATACGCACTTGCAGACGAACGGAAACGCAGTGAGTTTAACACTGAATACCCACCGCCACGTCCAAGAAGCATAACAACGCTGGTCATTACGTTAGCCCCTGACCCGTGATGACAAAAGTATTAGATGCCGTACAAAGTACCGTCGCCACGCCATAAGAAGCAAGTGATCTGTTACCCGTAGTGGTAGAACCTGCCAATGTCATGGTGACGGATGATCCTTGCGTAATGGTCTGCGTGGACGATGAGTTGTTAAATATGACTACGTTCTGACCCGCAGAGAAGATGGATGCAGGAACCGTTACGCCGCCCGTTGTGATGGAGATAAACTTACCGTTATCTGTAGCTACAAGGGTGTAGCCCGTTGTCTGCGAGTTGATTGGTATGGTGCGTAGGTTGCCGACCGAATCACTGACGCCCGTAGTATCAGCCGTAAGAGCAGCAGAACCGTTTACCGCCAAGGCAACAGTGGTGCTGCTTGGAAAATACATACCAGAATTGGCGGCAGTCGTATTGCCGTGGGATGCCGTTGTGGTTGAACCAAGCGGGGTGTTTATCCCCGTGGAGCCGGATATAGTGACGGGCATTATGAAGCCTCCGCAATGGTAAGTTTGCCTTCTGCAACCAATGTCATTATGGCGGCGTAGTCAGAATTTTCTGGGTTTACAGGGACGAAGCAAGTGACACCATTAATGTCTACTTTGATTGTTTCGCGGCCAACATATTGTGCATTTTCATACATGACTTATAACTCCGCGCTTGCCGCAGCTTGAATATTGGACACGTTGTTAAACGCAGTTCCAGTATTATCCATAGCGCAACCCTCAGTACTAATCCATTGCGACCGCGCATTAGCTGATGAAGTTGCTGCTCCATCTGCCGACCATTGCCCTGCGGTTCCGCTGCCAGTATTGTAAAGCGTAACAGTTGGCTCTGTTCTCATTGAAACAGGAAATTTCCAATTTGCCGAAGGTTCTGTAGTAGAACCATTTCTTGAAGCACCTTTTAAAGCACCCGTTGAAGTGACGTTGTTTCCCGGCGCTGTTCCAAGAGAAAATGTT